ACGAACATCTTCATTCTGTTGCTGATATACCTTAACCAAGTCTTTCTTTTCTTCTTCACTAACAAGACGAGTTAGTGTCTTGGTAGCAGCAATGTTTTCTACGATGCAACTACGAGCCTTGAATATTTCACGAGGATCACAAACAGCATTATTTACACTTTCTTCAAATACTTTATATATACTGGCAAGAAGTTTATAGTTTGAAATGCTGCCCTTTAGAAAATCTTCAATTGGATAATTTTGGCTGATTTCTTTGATCAAATTATACTTTTGTAGATTAAGCGCTTTTTCATCCAATTTCTTGCGTGTACGAACAATTGTCTCAAGTAGTCTATCAGCAGATGTAGCATCCTTGGCTTTTTCTTCCATGATAATACGATATAATCTGTTTTCTCTACCAAGATCGGTGGACTCTGAAAAATATTTGCGCAAAATGTTGTTTGCTTTGGAATCCTCTTGCCCGTTAAGAATGTCGGCGGTGACTTGGCGCACCAACAGTTCGAATAGTATACCAGCATTCTTATACTTGGAGTGTTTCAACTTCTTCATACAGTTTTATTATTTATAAATATGTGCTTGGGTAATAAAAACTCAAAATTTAGAGTGGTTTATCCTCATCGATGAGATTGGAGTCATCTAATATGGACTTTTCCTCGGTTATTACCTTCTTTTGTTTCTTATTATACTTGTTCTTTAGTGAGTTTTTTATAGATTTTAGATCTTCTTCTAATGACAATGCAGACCCTGATCGACCATCTGAGCGACGGTACATATGGGTTGTTTTGCGTTCTGACTTAGATTTTTCTTTGTTTTGACCATTTCCAAGGATATCTTCGCCGCGAGTTTTCGTGAATGTATCACTATACTTTTCTTTATTTCCAGTTTGGTCTCTGTTGCCGCGTTCACGATCTTCACGGGTTTCTTCTTCCAACGGCTTTTCATCGGCATTCTTTTCTTCTTCAAGTGGAGGCAAGCCAGCACCTTCACCTTCTCCACCACCTCCACCTTCTTCGCCGCCTCCAAGATCTGGCAATTCGCCGCCGCCGCCACCTTCGCCACCTCCGCCACCTCCACCTTCACCCTCGCCACCGGCAGCAAATGCAGGATCACTACCTTCGTCGGTGATCTGTTGCATTCTCCAGTCATCCTTCTTGTCTTTGATAACTTCGTTTTGCATTTCTTCGATATCATCGCCAGACATGTTAAACACCTTGCCATACAGCCACTTCTTGCTAAACATGTTGCTTTCTCTCATATCGGCGGCAAGATTGATCTTGTTCTGCCAGATTTCTAACTTCTCTTGTTCAAAGATTGTGCTTGGATTGCTCAACTCTAGTTCAAAGTCAACAAGTGATGCGTCTTGATATCCTTGTACATACAAGTGAACGATAGCAATCTTGGTTAGTTCAGAGATAAGAATGCGCTGAATACGGCCAATGGTACGAGCAAAACGAACGTCTTCTGCTGCAAGTGTAGCCTTGCCAGAGATACCTTCTTCATAACCCAAGAATGCCTTTGGAATCTTGAGTGCTGCCATCATCTTGTTGCGCACATATTCAAGGTCATCAATACCAGTAAAGTCCATGCCTGGTAATGTATCAATCTTTGTGCCGCTATCTCCACCACGAACTGGCAGATAAAAGTCTTCTACCATGTTGTTTAGATTGAAACGTAGGTTATAATCACCAGTCTTTTCATCGATATATGGAACCTTCTTTACTTGGCTGATAATCTTTTGCATCGCACCGTCAATATCAGATGGCGGTAAGTTACCAATATCAATAGAGAAGATGCGCTTTTCAGGTGCACGCATGATGCGGTGAATAAGCATAGCGTCTTCCATCAGACTCAATTGCTTCCACACACGACGAGCAGGTTCAATCATTGACTTGCCATATGGTAGGAAATTGCTATCACTCAACAGTCTGAAGTGAGCAATTTCAAAGTTTTCATATTCCATACCACCACCAGCACCATCGTGCTGATACTTAACGTAATTCAGATTCTTTGGATCACTGCCTTCAACACGAGTTAGTTCATATGGGCTAATAGGATGTACAAGATATACACCATACTCTGGTGATATTTCCATGCGCAAAAAGAAATCGCCATATTTACACATGTTGCGTGTCCAACTCCACATATTGAACTCAACATTCAAGATGTCATAAAACAAATTATTTAATATGCGCTTGATATTTTCATTCTTGCTTCGAATAGTAAGAACTTGGCCAAATTCACTTGGCACAAGACATTCGTCGCTATAGATATCAAGGGCAGAAGCAATGATAGGATCCATGTCCATCACATCATAATCTCTAAACAACTCCAAGCGACTTGCTTGATATGCCATGCTCAAGTCGCGGTTGTGTAGATTATATGTAGAACTTCTTAAACGATTAAAACGGTCGCGCAAACTGTTTCTGTCTGTTGCGTATTGAATTTCATCCGTGTCAACAATCTTGATTTTCTTGCCGCCCACATTACGGACAATAACGTCCGTACTGAACATTTTCTTTAATCTTGTAAATAAGTCTTTTTGATCGGCCATAAATTTTAACTTTTGTAATATCTTCTAAACACGTCACAATTTGAAATGTCTCTGCGCGTGCGATGCTTTCTCACGATCACGTCGCACTGAAACGTGTTTTTGAGCCATTGAAATAGAGATGTCATGTGTGTATATATATGAGCGCCTATACTATAAATATATACTTATAGTGTTTTTATAAAATAATCATCGCAATAGCCAAGTTAAGTCAATTGGCTTTTGCTGAGAACCGGGTCCACCAACCTGCATTTGCCACGGATTTGGTGCGGCACCAAACACATTATTTTTATATATTGACTGCATGTTGTTTTTTATTTGCTCGCTAGAAGTTGATCCTATACGACCAATCATTGTTTTAGTAATTTCGTCGGCATCTTTTCGCAGTCTTAGTGCAACATCTCTAATCCACAAGCCGATAGCAAGAGACATAACAAGGTCATCGTTATAACCAGACATGGCTTCTGCTTTAGCGGAGGACGTTCCAGTACTCTTCCAGATAAATACATTAAGTTCTTCAAGCAAACGCTTGCTGTGTATGATTACCTCTTTATTTCGAATATAACTTTCGAGTTTGGATATTAGAAGCGGTCTACTCTTATTGGATGTGGTAAAACCCGGCTTCATTTTGCGTTCTTCCGCATTTAGTTTGTTTGTCATCTGTTCTTCGGCGTCAACATACTGTAGATCCGCCGAACTATAAAATAGATTTGAATAGTTGCAATCTATGACTTCTTGTATAACAGCCCAACCAACATTGGCATTTTCTATAACAAGCAGTGCCATATTATATTCCGTGGCAACTGTCATACACAATCTGGCATAATCTTTGGTTGGTATTTTTCCTTTATATTCTGCCACTTGCTCCATTGTTTCCAACTCAAGAACTTGAAATGCGCTAAAATCTGCGGCGTCGCCTCTACCAACGTCCGCACTTACCATATAACTTTTTCCTGCAACTGGATATTTGTATATCCATAATCCTTTATCAAATCCGCGCTTTTCTGACGGCTCAATAGCATGAGTCTTTTCATACCATTGTAATACAGGAATATCAATGACGGTATTACCAGATGTACTGAATTCACAGTCACATTCTTGTGCCGCGCCCTTTTCACCAGACAATTTGGTTTGTTCATCGCGCCATTTTTGATCGCGCTCTGGGTGAAGATGCCAAGGAAGACTGATACGATTCATGTCATTCAGACCTTGTTCACTTTCAGTCCACATCTTGTGGAACCAATTACCTACACCGTTTGGAGTAGATAGGATGATTGCCTTACCACCCGTAGACAATGTGTATTGAGACGACAACCAGATTTCTTCGATGTTATCAATGAATGCCGCTTCGTCCACTACGAGCAGAGACAATGCGGATGAACGACCAGATGTTCCGGCACTTGACGCGGCTTTGATTTCAGACCCGTTCTTCAGTTTCAACGAAAGTCGGTTATCTTCTACAGCAGGAACCTTGAGCCAACTTGGAAGATTGTCGTTGGCAAATCTCACCTTGGTGACAATCGCCTTGGATGTTTCTTGTGTAATACTCAAACACAATATCTGCTTGTCGTTGTGGAAGGTCATCAGCCACATGCTATATCCAGCAACAAGTGTTGTAATACCCATCTGACGACTCTTTAGAATGATGTTTTGGTTATGTACAACGAAGTCTTCTAATGCGTCATCTTGGAAGGGATATGTAAGAAATGGAAGTGTGCCGCGTGTAGGGTGTTGAATCTTAACATACTTCTTCATGAAGTATATTGGATCCTTTGCACACTTGATGTACTCTTCTTTAATTACATCTTTGAGATTCTTGGTTTTGGCTTCAGACATATTTGACCAGTTCGTATCTTGTATATAATGGATGTGAGAAGTTTGCTATTACCACATCTGGTATTTCACATTCCATGTATTTTCTGAATTGAGATGCCGATGGATCAACGATAACACCTTCTACTTCAACCCA